AAATTCAACAATCAATGGTGCCAACTCTGTTGTATCAGCTAACCTAAATATTACATCAACCAATGGTCCTAAAGTGGACGCGGGTTACGTAACACTGGCTAGCAAAACAACTGTAGGAAGCAATAACGCAACATCAGTTCTTGGCCAGGGTGGCCTACAAGGTAGTATTTTCTGGGATGATAATTACTTATATGTAGCTACAGCAAACAATCGAATTAAAAGGGTTGCGCTGTCTGTATTTTAATAACTGAGTTGTAATTGATGTTTGAAAACTTGACTGAAAAAAACTTTTCATTATATGCTGCAAAATTTTATCAAGATCCAAATTGTATAGACATATTGGACTTTCAACAAGATCTTGATAGAATTAAGTATCTGAAAAGATTATTTAGACGATATGAAGAGAAGGGTGATTTAAAAGAGCGTTTAATTTTAAATCACCTTGTCGTCTTGTACAATGTTTTTGATTCTGAAGCGTTGACACGTATGTTAGCATTCAAACTCTACGAACATCTTCACTTATTAAAGCCTTTCTTGTTACTTATTGGCCAATGGCCAAAAGTCATACGCGGTATAGATGGTATAAATATACTGAGCGAAGAAATAAAATCGCATCAGGATATTGTAAACAAATTAGGAACCATCTAATGGCCTCACAAGCAGTAGATTTATTTGTACTCTATCAGATAATTAAAAAGATATCAACACCTTTTAAAGACACTGATGCTTTTAAATTGGGCCTCGTTGACGAAAAAGGCAAGCGCCTAAAAAAAGCCAAGACAGATGAAGAAAAGAAAGCAATGACTTATCTTGATCGTTTTGTTTTCAATATAAAAAGAGCGTTAAGTAAAGTTGGTCTTGATAGTAAATTAGCTACATATGCAGGAGCTTTATTTCTTATCAGAGAATCTGAAACAAAGCGAATACCATCAGAAGATGAAATTATTGAAGGTGTAAACGAAGAGATGTCATATCTTGCTGAATGTACAGACTTGACATTTGATGAGTTATTTGAGGATGCTCCTGCTATGGCCACAGGACCAGCAGTTGCAGGTACTGGTGATGATCCAGTTCACTGGCGACATAAAGGTAGACCAAGAACAAGAGGTAGAGCAATTGATGCTACAGCCTTTCTCAAGAGGATGTTAAAAAAACGTGAAAATGAACAGAGAAGCAGTATACGAACAACTAAAAACTGATGAAGGTGTCGAGTATGCAATCTACCTCGACCACCTCGGATACCCAACGTTTGGTGTCGGTCACCTCATCAAGGAAAGTGACCCGGAACATGGACAACGAGTTGGAACAGGAGTCAGTGAAGAAAGAGTCCGAGAGTGTTTCGAAGAAGATCTCGAGACGGCCATATCCGAATGTGACACTCTATACGGAGAAGGGAACTTTGGAAAGCTCCCGGCCGAAGTACAGGAGATCTTGGTTAATATGATGTTCAATATGGGGCGCCCTCGCCTCTCTGGTTTCAAAAAGTTTAATGCAGCTATTGAAGAAGGTAACTGGTTGGAAGCAGCAAAAGAAGGACGAGACAGCCGTTGGTATAATCAGGTAACAAACAGAGCTGAAAGATTAATGGTTAGATTGGAACATTTAGCGAGTGTGGGACAATGAAGGTAAAATTAAGAGAATTAATGATGGACGCAAGTAGAACGTATTTTCAAGGAGAAATAGAAAAGCATCGTGTGAACGTAGAGATTTATCTGAGAAACCCTGCAGGTATAGGTGAACATTCAGATATTATGGAGGCCATAGAAAATGAACTTGGGCAGATGGCTGAATACGATGACAAATTAGAAATGTTAGACAAATACTTCGGAGACTAACAATGGCAAAATTCAACAGACTGCTTGATGCAGACTTCCAACCACCTCGAACTTGGATTCTAGACCTGTCGTTGTCTTATGATTGCGATGTCTTAAATGAAAAAGAAGCAGCCTCACTGAAAGCAGTGAGTGCAAAGATTAACAAGAACAATAAAATTACTGTACCCAAAGGATTTAAAACAGATCTTGCATCGGTGCCTCGAGGTATATGGTGGTTCATTGCTCCATTTGATGTGGCACGTGCTGGTGTTGTTCATGATTACTTGTATTGGTGTATCCGACAGTATCGTGACGCCCAGGGTGAGAATCAAGATATGTGTGTAGTTGCAGATGCCAAAGCAGCAGCAGACAAAGTATTCAAAGAAGCAATGGACGTTTCTGCAGATCATGTAGCTGGGTGGAAGAAGTGGTGCGCATGGAAAGCTGTATGTTGGTTCGGCCACAGCTCTATTGTTCCTAGAGAAGAACTGTAATGTTTTGGTTACTTGTCAGAGCTGCCTTGACAGGTATTTTTGGATCTGCGTTTGGTAAATGGTTTCTTTCCACACGTATGGGAAGATGGTTTCAAACCAAACTCGATCGCTTTATGGAACACGTAGCAAACAAATACAACATACATCTTGCTAAAAAAGAAGCTAAGTGGCGAACACAGTTTCCTCACTTGGCTGACAAGATAGATAATCTTGAAGGTAAAGCTGACAGTTTAGCCGAACAACTTGGTGCTTATCGGGATGAAGTAAAATTGACGCGAGAGCAAACAAATGCCATTAGAGATTTGGCAATGGATATTATAAAAAAGAACACG